CAAATTGTAGGGCTTCAGCAACTTGTTGTCCTAGGTCATTTGTTTCTACTAAAACATGTGCGTGATTGTAAGCGTTACATACTTTTTCAATTGTGTGTGGAAACAACAAAGGTTTAATATCGTTATCTCTAAACTTTGCAACTACTTTATATGGCATTTTAGAAACATCTAATATTACAAATGCTGAGTAATCTTTAGTTACACCACGAGCCACATCAACTGTACAAACATATGTGTGACCTTTGATAGGATTTTCATATACATCTAAACCTGCATTTGATTGTAAAGGTTTTAAAAAGGCCATATTTTTAATCTTAGCAGGACTAATTAATGTGTTTACAGAACCTAAAAACTCACACTCAAACTCTTGTTGAAATTGCTCAGGTGAGGTGTTACGAATTGTGGCCTCTTTCCAAGCTTCATCTCTACCAGGCACCTCAGACCAATGTACTTCAATTGGTATGTAATCGTTTCTTTTATTTTCTGCATCAACCCATAGTTTATAAAACTGGTTCATACCGTAAGGTGTAGATACAATAATCATCTTTGTTTTTTGTCCAGATGAAATTGTAGGATAAACTGAGCTGAAAAACATTTCGGCAATATTGGCCGGTACGAAAGCAAACTCGTCAAGGAAGATAATATTAAATGAACCACCTCGAATAGCACTTGAAGAAGTGGCAGCCGCAACAATGGTTGATTTGTTTTCTAATTCAATGTTACCTTTGTTCCAGTTAATTACTCCTTGTTGCAACCACTTAGGAAGATTTTCATATGCGAGTTGCAATCTTCCGAGGATGTCACGAGCCGTAGATGATTTGTTTGCAAGTATAGCAATATTAGAATTAGGATTAAAAAGCGCATAGTGTAACAAGTAAGAAATAGTCGTTGTTGACTTTCCTGACTGCCTCGGTAGTTTACAAATGGTAAATCTGTTATCGTGTATAGTTCTTACAATGTGTTTCTGAAAGTCATACATCTTAAAAGGTACAAGACCTTCATCAAGCGAAACGATACGAATGTATGTAGTCATAAAGTAAATAGGGTCGTCAGCACATTTCTGATACTCCAAGATTTGCTCAGCAGTATATTCTTGTGGTGTATTAACCTTTTTTAAATTAGGATTACCTAAGTATGCGTCATTACTCATTGATTACTATACCCTCAATATGTGTATAACCTAATTTTAAGGCCGCCTGTACTCTTTGACTGCCACGCCATACACTAAATTCTTTTTCTTTATAAGGTACTCCTCCTGCACCATAACGAGGAGTGGTAGAGATGTGATGTTTTAAAACCTCAATTGGATTTTCTAACTCTTCACCATCTAATAACTCCTGTAAAGGTGTCATAGATTTAATATATTGTAAGTTACTTATCTCCAGTATTATCTTTTTCGGATTCTGTAACTTTGCCTTCAATAACTTCATCTTTTTTCGCCTGTAACATTTTCTGTAATTCTGCTGTAGAACCTACAAATAAAGCATTCTGAATTTTAGTATCAGATTTCTTTGTAACTTCTTTTAAATCTTTTAGTTTCTTTTGTAAGTCTTGTAATTTATCTGTTACTTGTGCAACTTGACCAATTAACTGACCTGCAACTTCATATGCTCTTGGATGTTGGCCTTCTTTTGCAATATCTAAAATGCCTTCAATTGCTTGTTGACCTTTTTCAATTAAGTTATAGTAATTATCCCTACTATAATCATAATCATTATCAATATCAGTCTTGTCTTTATTCTCCACTCTAGGTACCGGTGCTTTGAATTCTGCATTGGTTGTTTCCTCCATAGGAGTTTTAGTTTCTAATCCTAATATTTCGTTTACACTGTCTTCTAATTTACTCATCTTCGCCACTCACTGGATTATATGTTTTATTATCTGTATAGAATGATATAGTAGTTGTAAACCCAAAATCATCATCTGCATCAGCATTTGCTGGATTAGGTACAACAATTACTCTTTCTTCCCTAGGTGTAGGTGGTTTGTCAGTATCAGCATATAAATCAGCTTGTGTGGATTTAATAACACTTGCATTTGACATAGGACCATACAGATAAGTTTTAGCAGTAAAGTTTAATGTATAGATTACTGCTCTTCTTCTACTGAAATCACCATTATAACTATCTTCATAATTTACTGTATTTAAAATAATCGGTATATCTCTTACTAAATTTAAATCTGGTACAACTTTAACTGTTACTGTATAGTCTGGTTGGAAGTAAGGTAAAATTTGTTCTACAATTTGTAAACCATTTTCAGCCGTTGCTGTAAAAATGTTTAAAGTAAAATCTACATTATATGGTACAGGTGTATAATTAAA